TGGTGTTGCAGTAACCAACGCGGTATTTACTGGCATTACAACCTATAAAGATAATGTCAAGGCAAACTTCGGTGATGGCAACGATCTTCAGATCTATCACAACGGCACCAACTCTTACATTGATGATGCTGGTCAGGGCAACCTGATTATTCGTTCCAACACCATTGACTTCCAGAAGTATACTGGCGAGACCCTCGCTAACTTCTATTCCGATGGTAAGGTTCAGCTGAACTTTGACGATGATAAGAGACTTGAAACTATCGGTACTGGTGTTAGCATCACTGGTCAACTGCAAGCTGGTTCACTAGATATCGGAACCAATGCTGAGATCCATGCTGCTCTAACAGTTGATCATGGAACGGTTCTTACTGGAATTGTTACCAGCTCCGCTGGTATCAGAGCAATCAATATCAATGTCTCTGGTATTCTTACTACCAACAACTTCAGAGTCACTGGCGTAACAACCATTGCCAACATTACGATTGGTGCTGGTTCTTCTTCCACGAAAATAAATACCCTTAGCGGTGAACTTGTTCTCGACTCTGCTGCTGGTCAGGTAACTGTCCAAGACGATCTGAGCGTAATCGGTTACGGTACATTCCGTGATGGTATCTACTACAGATCTGATCAAAGCGGAATCAATGGTATTGGTTATAGCGGTCCTAACGGTGTTGCTTACTTTGAGGCAGATGGCAGATTAGTCAGCGGTCTCAGCACAGTTGGATTCTTGACTACATCAAACTATGTTCTGACAACTGACGAAAACAACATTCCAATCTGGTCTGACAGCATCGACGGGGGTACATTCTGATGGCAAAGCCAACAACAAGACAGGAACTCAAGGACTATGCCCTCAGGCAACTTGGGTATCCTGTCTTGGAGATTAATGTAGCAGATGAGCAAGTAGATGATGCTTTGGATGACTCTTTGCAGTTATTCCAAGAACGCCATTTTGATGGTGTAGAAAGAGTTCTTCTGAAGTATAAGATTACCGAGAATGACATCAAAAGAGGCAGAGCAAGAGGCGGCGGTAACACTCTGGGTATCACTACTTCTAGTACAGGCTCTGGAGGATCTACTACCATTAGTGGGGATACATACTGGGATGATGTAATTGTCAGACATACTTTTGATACCGATTTTTCGGATCAATCTCCTGTAGGAAATAGCAGCATTACTGAAGTTGGTAATCCAGATATCGTTGCATCTCCAGTAAAGTTTGGAAAATCTGGTAGATTTGGTACTAGTAAGTATCTCAATTATGGTCATAAAACTGAATATGATTTCACTGGTGAATGGACTTTTGAAACTTGGGTCTATATCGACACTAGTCCTGGCAGCGGTGCCCTATTTTCAAAGAGTGATGTATCGAACGCATCACAGAATTTTGGAGTCCTTGTAGATAACCAAGGTAGTCAGATTAATTTCAGATGGTCTAATACTGATAATACCAACCACAGTTCAAGTTTTGGTACTGTTTTAGGATCTTATTCTACTGGAGCAGTCGTTCAGAATTGGGTTCATATTGCAGTAACTAGAAGAGCATCTGATGGTAGTATTCACCTTTTCTTCAACGGAACTGAAAGCACCAGCACATCTTCTAGTCAAATCATTGATAATAATATTCCAAACAGTAGCCTTAGACAATTATGTCTAAATGCAAGATTACAGTTTCAGGATAGTAGAATTACTGACGCGATTTATGATGATGTAAGAATTACAGCAAAGGAAAGATATACTAGCGATTTCACTGTACCAACTTCTGCGTTCCCTATAGACGGAACTCTGACTACCTCTGCGGGTGGAGAGGTTCAAAGTTTTGAGGAGAATACAAACTTCTTAAATTTACCCGATGCAATCATCGGTGTTGAGAAACTGTATCTGTTTGATGCAAGTTTCATTGCTAATAACATGTTCAGTTATAAGTATCAATTGTTCCTGAACGATGTTGCATTTAACCTGGGATATAGTGGTCTCATGAGTTATGCAATGACCAAGACATATCTTGAGGACATTGATTTCTTACTGACTGCTAATAAGCAGATTAGATATAACAAGAGAAACAATAGACTATATCTTGATGTTGACTGGGGATCAATCTCTGCGGGCACCTACATAATTATTGACTGTCAAAGAATCATGGACCCTGCTAACTATGCTGGTGTCTACAATGATTCTTTCCTCAAGAAGTATTTTACTTCACTTGTAAAGAGGCAGTGGGGTCAAAACCTTATCAAGTTCCAAGGAGTCAAACTCCCTGGTGGTGTTGAACTCAATGGCAGACAAATCTATGAGGATGCTGTAATGGAATTACAACGCATCGAAGACAAGATGCTTTCCACATACGAAATCCCACCCCTTGACCTTATTGGATAATGGCGTTAAATCCTTTCTTTCTCCAAGGATCTCCTAATGAGCAGAACCTCATTCAGGAGTTAATCGACGAACACCTAAAGATGTTCGGATTGGATGTATATTACATCCCTAGAAAGATGATTGTGACTGATGATGTACTAGGAGAAGTGCAGTCATCCAAGTTCAATGATGCATATATTTTAGAAGCATATCTGAACAACTTTGAGGGATATGCTAAGGGCAGTGATATCATGTCCAAGTTTGGTATCAACCTTCAGAATGAAATTACACTGACTGTATCTAGAGAAAGATATGAGGACTTCATTGCTCCTTTCGTAGTCACTCACAATGCTAGAACAGCAGGTACAGAAATTATCTTTGGTGAAAGACCTAAAGAGGGTGACCTAATTTACTTCCCTCTGGGTGAGAGGTTGTTTGAAATTAAGCATGTAGAGTTTGAGAATCCGTTCTATCAACTTGGTAAGAACTACATCTACGAACTTCAGTGCGAACTGTTCCGCTATGAGGATGAGTACACTGATACTGGTGTTGCTCTCATCGATGAGACTGTAATGGAGGAGGGTGAGACAACCACTGTTATTCTTGCTGGTATCGGTTCTACAGGACTTGCGGTTGTTGACTCTTTTGCTAGCCAAGGTGCATTACAACAAATCTTCCTAAACGACGATGGATATGGTTATACTTCCGCACCCTCTGTCTCTGTCGAAGCATCTCCTGCTGGTGTTACTTCGTCCAGAGCGACTGCCTTTGCATTCACCACGGAACGATCAGGTCTCTTTTCTGTTGATCAAGTAGTACTACAGAACCCTGGTTTTGCTTATACAGAGTCTCCAGCATTTACCTTTGGTGGTCCTGGTGTCGGTGCTGCTGCCACAGCATCCATAACGAACAGTGGTATCACATCCATTCGTATCACTGATGCTGGTACTAATTATGTGTCTGCACCAATTATTACAATTCAACATCCATCTGCTGTTGCTATCGGCACGACAGGTGCTACAGTCGGTGTCAAGGCAGGTCAGGTACAAGCAACTGCTGTTGCTAGATTGAGTGGTGATAGTATCGATAGAATCTTCCTGACAAATGCTGGTTCTGGTTATGAAGCAGCACCAACTATCACAATTGGAGATCCATTATCTCTTGGTGTTGGCACATACTTCTTCAACGAAAGGGTAATTGGATCTCAATCTGGGGTCGAAGGATATGTAAGGTCCTTCAATGAAACTGACAGGAAGTTAGAGATCTCAATAAATAGTGGTATGTTCTTCCCAGGTGAATTTATTACAGGGACAGCATCTTCTGCTAGATACCAGATTCTTTCTCATACAGGAATTGATACTACGAGTACATTTACCTTTAATGATGAAATTGAAACTGAAGCGGATGGCATCCTTGATTTCACTGAGCGTAATCCCTTTGGTAACTTCTGATGTTAGGCACTTATTTTTATCACGAGATTCTCCGAAAGACAGTCATTGCTTTCGGAACACTCTTCAATGAAGTTCATATTCAGAAGGAAGATAAATCTGGAAAAACTATTAGTGATCTGAAGGTTCCTCTCGCCTATGGACCCAGATCTAAGTTTCTTGCTAAGTTACAACAGCAGCAAGAATTGAATAAGACAACGGCAATCACATTGCCAAGAATGTCTTTTGAGATGAATAGTATTACCTACGACTCTCAAAGAAAGACTTCGGTAACAAAAACATTCAAGGCGATTGATGATAATGATCGGGTAAAGAAAGTATTCTTGCCTGTTCCATACAATGTTGGGTTTGAACTCAACATCATGACAAAATTAAATGATGATGCTCTACAAATTGTTGAACAGATTCTCCCATTCTTTCAACCATCATTTAACATTACTGTCGATTTAATTGATTCGATTGGCGAAAAAAGAGACATGCCAGTCGTGTTGGAAAATATTTCTTTTAGTGATGAGTATGAAGGAGACTTCTCTACTAGAAGGGTTCTCACATATACTCTAAACTTTAGTGTAAAGACATATCTGTTTGGTCCTATCGCAGATAGCACTGACGGTCTTATCCGTAAGGTTCAGGTTGATTACTACTCGAATACTGATAAGCAGACTGCGAAGCGTGAGATGAGATATACTGCTGTTCCCGATCCGATCACAGCAGAACCTGATGACGACTTTGGATTCAGCGAGACCACTACCATGTTTGATGATGGTAAGGTCTATAGTCCGACTAGACAGGAGGATGTATGAGTCAAGATTTCAGTAAAATCGATGACGCATTGAACACTACCAGTGAAACGGTAGATGTAACTCCTGTTAAGAAAGAGAAAGAAAAACCTGATCGCTTAACAAAGGAAGATGTAGAGAAAGATTATGAGTATACTAGGGCAAACTTGTACTCTCTTATCGAGAAGGGGCAAGAAACGCTCAATGGTATTATGGAACTTGCTGAGGAGACACAATCTCCCAGAGCGTATGAAGTGGCAGGTCAGTTGCTGAAAAGTGTTGCTGATACTACAGATAAGTTCCTCAAGTTACAAAAAGATCTGAAGGACATTAAGGAGGAGCAAAAAGGTCCGACTAATGTCACAAATAACGCTATGTTCGTTGGTAGTACTGCTGAGTTGCAAAAGATGCTCAAAGAAATGAACAAAAAGAAATGAAGGATCTCTACGAAGACGACTGGTATTGCAGCGTCAATATAGGCATTGACGAAGTTCGTGCCATGTACAGTCACCTTTTGTATGCCATTCAAACCTGGCCAGGTTCTCCTGCAAGACCACCAGAAGAACAAGAATGGTTACTGGCAATGAAAGAAAGATACTTTGCTATGTTGATGGAATATAACTTCTCCGAAAACGAGTCTGTCGATAAATAGTTTCGCCTTACTTCTAGGTTATGACTGAAGATACAAAGTCAAAAGTAGAAGAGAAGGATGAAGATGAAGACAAGAGTGAAGTTCTTGGTAATTTGGTGAAAGTTGTGGTCCTTATTTGGTCCGCCTCCCTTCTTACATTCTCTTATGTGCGTTTGCCTAATGGGCAAAAGATTTTAGATTTCGATCCCACATTTATAGCCTCGGTCTTTTCTGGATCGTTAGCTGCGTTCGGACTCTCTCCTGCTAAAAATGGTGCTGCTCCTAAGAAAGCACCACCTATCGGTAAGAAAGAAGAAGAAGCAAGAAATCTAACTAAATAATAGACAGGTAGTTGCTTATACTAAGCATGTCTTTTTCATATTCTGATATCTCTGAGTTGTTATCTGAAGCAAAGAAAAAGAAACCATTGACCACGGGAGACTGCGATGCTCCCGAGGTCGATGATTCTGTTGCGAAGATTACAGAAGGATCTGCTGCGTGGCAACGCAAAGAAGGTAAGAATAAGTCTGGTGGTTTGAATGAGAAGGGACGCAAGTCCTATGAGCGTGAGAATCCTGGTAGTGATCTCAAAGCTCCTTCTAAGAAAAAAGGTAATAAGCGTCGTGCATCCTTCTGTGCAAGAATGAAGGGTATGAAAAAGAAACTCACTTCTGCAAAGACTGCGAGTGATCCCGATAGCAGAATCAACAAGTCGCTTCGTGCTTGGAATTGCTGATTTGTAACGGATTATATCAGACAATATCTCTAAATAGACCTATAATGGTATCAGAATGATACTTCATATGGTTGGTTTCTACATCTGTATTGCGATCTTTATTGGATTGATTGCCATTGGAGGATATGAATCTACCATGAGGTTAGTTCACTATGCTGACCTATCGGTCAGGTATGCCATTATCCAAGTGAGGATGTACTTCATGCGGAAGAAACTTGAAAAACAGTTAGGAATTATCAGGAGGAACAACGATCATGTCTGACAACGAATTTTCAGACCTTAAGTTAGAGCGTAAAGAATGTGAGAAATGTGGTGCTGTTTGGATCAATGGGCAACACATCTGGGGTGGTACTGGTAATCAAGGCAGTGAAGCAGATCTAGCAAGTCTGGTATGTAATAAATTAGGTGACCATCGTTGCATCAACCCTAAGAAAGGACAAGAGGGTGGACAGACATGGGAGTATAGAGCAGGATATATTGACGGTAAGATTGACGAACGGAAGAGAATGTTAGGAGAACTAGACAAACTTGCAGATGAGTGATATCAAGGGAAGATAGATAGTAGTAGTTGCAAATACTTAATGAAGTTTTTCTTTGCACTCTTAGCTACACTTATCTTCTCTTCCCCCGTATGGGCAGTAGATGTACAAATGGGTTACGACGGTAATCTAGTGTTTGAACCAGCAGAAATTACTATCGCTGCTGGAGAATCAGTTCATTTTGTAAACAACATGCTACCACCTCACAATGTTGTGGTAGAAGACCATCCCGAATTAGGTCACGAATCCCTGGCAATGTTGCCTGGTGAAGAGTTTGATGTTGCATTCCCCGATGCGGGTGACTATACTTATTGGTGTGGTCCTCACAAAGGTGCAGGCATGATCGGTACGGTACATGTCCAATGAAAAAATTCAACATTGTTGTTTTAGACATCACTGTTGCAATACTCGACTTCCTTTATAGAGGTCGGGATTATCAGAGATTCTGGGTGCTTGAGGAAATAGCTCGAGCACCCTATTTTGCGTTTCTGAGTGTACTACATTTCAGAGAAAGTATGGGTCTTCGCGGACCCGAACATCTCTATCTCATGAAAGAACACTTCGATCAGAGCGTCAATGAAACAGAACATCTGGAGTATATGGAAAGTCGGGGCGGTAATGCTTATTGGGTGGATCGCTTTGTCGCCAAACACCTCGTACTTATCTACTATTGGGTCAATGTGGTTTATTACTGGTTGGCTCCTCGCCTTGCATACCATTTGTCGTATGAAGTAGAGATTCATGCTGCTACAACATACGCAAAGCATCTTGCAGATAAAGGACACGATGACAAGATACTTGAAATTTTAAATGATGAACTTGAACATTCCCGAGAACTGCAAAATGCTATGGAGAAAATCTAATGTTTAACAAATGGGGAGAGGGTGCTGAACCACCCGAGTGGACTACTAAAGATGAAGTACAGGAGATGATCGATGCAGCAATTCGCAAGCACAATCGGAACGCCTCAATTATTTCTATGTGTGTCGGTTGGGTTGTTCTTGCTCTTTTTGCTGAAGGTCTCTTACGGCTCATCGGAGTAATTGAACCTATTTTCCCATGGTTGAAAATCACGCTTTAGAATGGATAGGTATAGTACTCCTGTTTGTTTTTGGAGTAACTATGATGTGCCAAGGACATTTTATCTACCACCAAAAACATGGATACTCCAGAAAAGAAACCGAAGACCCCGAAGCAAGGGACAGAACAAGAAGACAAATTGAAAAGATCCTTAGAGATCTCAAAAATGATTCATCCTCACGATGATGAACCTGACCCTACAGCATATATGGGCAACTATAACTTCCCTCAGATGCTATTCGCATTTTGTGTTGGATTTTGTACTATGTTTGTTCTTGCTGTAGACGAAATACATAACTTTAAGGGTTGTCCCCTCCCAGAATATTTTATCAACGAAGGCAAATGAAAGTAGGATTGATTGGTTTAGGTCGCATGGGTGAGGGCATGTCTCGCCGTATGCTGAAAGCAGGTATTGAAGTATGGGGTTACAGGAGAAACTATGCAAAAGCTGAAGAAGCGTTTGAAAAGGGTTATGTCAGTGGAGTTGCCGCTTCTCTGGAAAGCCTTGTTCAAGTAGTACATGAACAGGACGGAATTGTTGGTAAAGCACCAGGCATCTTTCAACTTGTTATTCCCGCAGAACTAGTAGAGGAAACACTCAATGAATTATTACCATTACTTAGTGATGGGGATATTGTTATTGATCATGGCAATTCCAATTTTAAGGATTCAAGGAGGAGAGCACTCCGTCTTGAGAAACTGGGTATCCAGTATATTGACTGTGGTACTTCTGGTGGAGTTTTTGGTTTGGAGCGTGGATACTGTCTTATGGTTGGTGGTACAAATACTGCAGTATCCGTTTGCGCTCCGATCTTTAGAGCACTCGCCCCAGGTATTGGATCTGCCTCTCGCACAGACCCTTTCAGTCATGAAACCTCTGCTGAGTTCGGTTGGTTGCACTGTGGCGGACCTGGCGCTGGGCACTTTGTAAAGATGGTCCACAATGGAGTTGAGTATGGCATTATGCAAGCATATGCAGAGGGTTTTAATATCCTTCATGAGGCTAATGCAGGAAGAGCTTATGTGGCTGAGGGTGATGCCGAGGTGGCTCCCATGTCCGACCCCGAAAATTATCAGTACGACATTGATACTGCTGAGGTTGCTGAGTTATGGCGGCGCGGTAGCGTTGTTGGTAGCTGGCTTCTTGACCTTACTGCGGATGTACTTCGCGGCAATAGTGAGCTTGTGGATTTCACTGGAGGTGTATCCGACAGTGGTGAGGGTCGTTGGACTGTTAATACCGCTGTGGATTTGGGTGTACCCGCTCCTGTTATTACTACCGCTCTTTATCAGAGATTTGATTCTCGCGGTCTCGCGGCTTTCGGGTCCAAGATTCTGAACGGTATGCGTTACATGTTTGGTGGTCACCATGTCAGGTAAAAAATGAACTATTCATTCACTCTTCTCTTATGCTTTATACCTCTAGTAGTAATCTACATAGTGATGAAGATTGCTGTTTGGATGTCTGCTGTAAATGCTGAAGCGGATTATGTCAGAAAAGAACCTTTACGAAAACGAGGACCCTATCTGGAGGATGCGTATGCAGATGTTGATGAAGAAGAAGAGGAGTATGGAGATCGCACAGACTATCGATAATGCTCTTTTCGAGTATTATTCAGAGTTGGGACTACCAGTTCCCAATTGGAAAAGAGAAAAAGATCCAAAATGGTGGAAAGACTATTTGAGATCACTAGGATTAACGGAGGACAATGACTTTAGGTGACTTCTTATTATGGGCAGCAGCGCCCTTTGTATGTGCCACCCTCGCATTTGGACGATATAAGGGTGAAACTGTGTATTACGACTCGGAGGACTATGACGGTAACGGAACCGCCCATTAGTAAAGGCATAGTTATCTTCGGAGCAACGGGAGACCTTTGCAAGAGGAAACTTATTCCTGCACTTTATAACCTTTGGAAGAAGAATCTTCTTCCTCATAATTTTGTCATCACAGGATCTTCTAGAAGAGATCCTGGAGCACAGGCATGGAAAGAATCTCTTGGTGATTATCCAGAAGAGTTCTTTCATCAACTAGATTACATTTCTACGGATCTGGACAATGTTGACACTCTCCGCCACCTTCCTGATTACCTCCACGATAATACTTATTTCTTATCGGTTCCTCCCGAGAGATATGGTAACGCGGTTATTAACCTCAAAGAAACAGGACTCCTCGACGACCCAGACCGCTCCCGTGTTGTTATTGAAAAACCCTTTGGGTACGATTATAAATCTGCTGGTCGTCTACAGTCTGTGGTGGAGCGACATCTACGCGAAAAACAAGTATATCGCATTGACCATTATCTTGGCAAAGATACTGTTAATAACATACTTGCTACTCGGTTTAGTAATATTATTCTGGAACCACTTTGGAATCGCCAGTACATAGAAGAAGTTCAGATCTTTGCAACTGAGACTATTGGTTGTGAGGGTCGCTCACAATACTATGAAACATCTGGTGCAGTTCGCGACATGCTCCAAAATCATATGCTCCAAGTTCTTGCTTTGGTAGCAATGGAAGCACCCTGTCGTATGAATGCCAGGGAATTAAGACGCGAGAAGACAAAAGTCTTAGCCGCGACTAGACTAGGTACAGATGTAATTCTTGGACAATACGATGGCTACCGTAGTGAAGAGGGCGTTGATCCTCATAGTAGTACTCCTACCTCCGTCGCTGGCACTCTATATGTCGATAACTGGCGTTGGGAAGGAGTTCCTTTTCGCTTCATGACAGGCAAGAAAATGCCATACCAGTGCGTTGAAGTTGTTATTAAACTCAAAGCACCTCCTTTGCATCTTTATCAAGGTGAGGTCAATGATCGTATTGTTATGCGTTTGCAACCACATGCACACCTTGACATCATGATGGATATCAAAACTCCTGGAATGAGTGAAGGCGTTGAACCAGCAACACTTACCCATCGCTATCCAGATTGGTTAGGTGTAGATGGTTATGAAAAACTTTTGTATGATGCTATTAATGGTGATCAATCACACTTTGTTCATTCTGAGGAAGTATTAGAATCTTGGAGGATCGTAGATGATCTTCTATGTGAGGGAGATTTTTGCCCAATTCGTACTGTTCCTTACATCTATAAAGGCGGATGGGGACCTGAACATAAAGTCAGACAAATTACCAAATGGGATTATCCAGCCTAATGGAAAAGAACGAAAAGAGGGAGTTCTATAAAGGACTCAACGAGCGCATCAAACAACTTAGAATGGAACATTTGTTTGAGGAACCTTGTCCTCTTTATGAACCAGAGTGGGAAGAGGATCATTACTGGGATTGTCGATTGACCTACGATTACGAAGAAGAATGAACCATGTTCAACTGTTTGTTAGATCAGTAATGCAGACCCCTTGGTGCCTTGGCGTCATGGGGTTCTTTCTTGTGTTCGTTCCCATCATTGGTATGCACCTTGTCCATAAATATGGTTGGGAACACTGGGAACCGTTCGGTAAAAAACATGTACAGGGAGGAGCACCTGAACATAAAGAATGAAGAGTGCAATAAACTCTGGCACCGATGGTATGGTCTGTTCTTAAAAAAGCATTAGGCGCACCAGAACTAAGGCAAAAGTGGTGCAAGTGCTGTGATGAATTAGGAGAGATGATACATCTAGAAGCAACAACCAACCCTAGATATAAAGACATGAAAAATTCTTGGAATGAACCTCCTCCTCCGACCACTAAATGATGTCAACGATGTTACCTGGAGCATAGTCATTAGTTTACTGATATTGCTGGCAGGTGTAGGGTATTACATATATACAATTATGAAGCTGGCATTTGAAGAGCTAGAAGATGAGTCAAAATGAGATCTATCTAGGTAATCCTAATCTTAAAAAAGCAAATACTCCTGTAGAATTTTCCAAAGAAAATGTTGAGGAGTATTTGAGATGTAAGAATGATCCAGTATATTTCGCAAAAAACTATGTAAAGATCGTCTCTCTGGATGAAGGTCTTGTTCCGTTCAATATGTACGACTTCCAAGAGAAGTTGATTCGGAACTTCCACGAGCAACGATTTAATATCTGTAAGATGCCACGACAGACTGGTAAGTCTACTACATGTGTGGCATTCCTTTTACACTATGCAGTATTTAATGACAGCGTTAATATTGGCATCCTAGCAAACAAAGCAGCGACTGCTAGAGAATTGTTGGGACGCTTACAAACAGCATACGAAAACTTGCCCAAATGGATGCAGCAGGGTATACTGTCATGGAATAAAGGTTCTATGGAGCTAGAGAATGGCAGTAAGATACTGGCAGCTTCTACATCTGCATCTGCTGTCCGAGGCATGTCGTTTAATATCATCTTCCTCGACGAGTTCGCCTTTGTCCCTAATCACATCGCGGAAGCATTCTTTAGCTCTGTTTATCCTACTATTACTTCAGGTAAATCGACAAAAGTAATTATGGTTTCAACGCCTCACGGCATGAACCATTTCTATAGATATTGGCACGACGCACAAAGAGGAAAGAACGAATATACTGCCACAGAAGTTCACTGGTCTGAGGTCCCTGGTAGGGATGCAGCATGGAAAGCACAGACCATTGCCAACACATCTGAGCAGCAGTTCAAGGTTGAGTTCGAGTGCGAATTCCTTGGATCTGTTGACACTCTTATTAGTGTTGCTAAGTTACGCAATCTTGTTTTTGATGATCCAATACAAAACAATGGAAAGGGACTCGTGGTATATGAAGAACCAAAGAAGGATCGTGACTATATTATAACTGTTGACACGGCGCGTGGCATAGACCATGATTACTCTGCCTTTGTTATTTTTGATATTTCAGAGTTCCCGTACAAGACGGTAGCAAGATATAAGAATAATGAAATTAAACCAATGCTGTTTCCAAATATTATTTTGGAAATGGCGAATGCATATAACCAAGCCTATGTATTAGTTGAGGTCAACGATATTGGTGAACAGGTTGCGACAATTTTACAATACGATCTAGAATACGAAAATATGTTGATGTGTGCTATGCGAGGCAGAGCAGGTCAACAAGTTGGTACAGGATTTAGTGGTAAGAAAACTCAGATGGGTGTGAGGATGACTGCTGCTGTCAAGAAGACAGGATGCTCTAACCTTAAGGCACTTGTAGAGGAAGATAAACTAGTCACTAGTGATTATGATATCATTGCAGAACTGACGACATTTGTTCAAAAGAAACAATCGTGGGAAGCAGAAGATGGATGTCACGATGACCTTGCTATGTGTCTCGTTATCTTTGCCTGGTTGGTTGCACAAGATTATTTCCGAGAGATGACGGACAATGATGTTCGTAAAAGAATTTACGAGGATCAGAAAGAACAGATTGAACAAGATATGGCACCATTTGGATTTATCTCTGATGGTTTAGATGACGAAGGTTTCGTAGACAGTGAGGGTGCAAAGTGGACTGTCGATAAAGAAGCAACTGCAACTTATGGAGACATGTCATATATGTGGGAGTACTATTGATGGACTTGGGTGATGAGTTTGATCTAGAGCATTTCGTCTTCACAGAAAGGATGTGTAGAGTTTGTCGCAAGACAAAAGAACTTACCTCAGACTTCTATAAGACTAGAAAAGGAGATGGACCATCATCATATTCGTATGAGTGTAAGGAGTGTACTAAGAAAAGAGTAACTATAAGTAGGATGACAAATAAGGTGTCAGATAAGTGGGAATATCCAGATTGGTGAATTGTTCATGCATTGTTTCCCCGCTCAAAAAGGTCTAAACTCTAAATATTAGTAGACAATTTTGGATTCTATTGGGAGTTAAAGATGCCGCTCAACTTAGCATCTCCTGGAATTGTAGTCAAGGAAGTTGACCTTACGCAAGGTAGAGTAGATCCTACTTCTACCAAGGCTGGTGGTCTGGTTGCTCCCTTTGCTAGAGGTCCAGTAGAGAAACCCACACTTATCGAAACCGAAGCGGATCTCCTTGAGACCTTCGGCGCACCATACAAAGATAGCAACCACTACGAATATTGGTTGACCGCTTCATCTTATCTGTCATACGGTGGTGTTCTCCGTGTCGTCAGATCTAACGATTCTGGTCTCAAAAACGCTTTTGTCGGAATGGCAAGCAGCGTCATCATCAAGAGCGTTGACGATTATGTCAACAAAGGATATGCCGAAAACACAATCTCTAATGTAGTTGTTGCTGCTAGAGATCCTGGAACCTGGGCAAACGGAATCAAACTTGCCATCCTTGATGGTCGTGCTGATCAAATCATCACTGGTATCGATACCACTGCGGTTCTCGGTTTCTCCTCCACTGCTGATGGTGGTCTTGCTGCTGTTACTGGTTACGAACTCGGTGTTTCTGACCTTGACCTCAGCGTAGGTCTTGGCGTTACTCAAGCAATTCCTGCTGGAACAGTTGTTGCAGGCGCTGGTTCTACTTCACTGCTCGATGGTTACCTGAAGGGTGTAATCTCCGAAGTTGGTAACGGTCAAGTATCTGTTAAGGTTGTATCTCATGTCAGTGCTGCTGGTACTGAGACCGCTGTTGATTACACTCCTGGCGGTGTTTATGAGTTCCAGAACAGTGGCGACTTCAGCATCCATGTTCAGTCTACCATCGGTACTGAAGCTGGTAGATATGGTTGGGAAGCAAGCACTGTTTCTTACGGTTCTAGTTTCACACAAACTGCTTTCCTCACTGCTCTGACTGGTGCTGGTATCACTGCTGGTGATGCTCGCTATGTTGCTGCTCAAGCATACACTGGTGTTGTTGCTTACACTGGAGCAACTGACTGGTTCGACAACCAAACAATTTCCCTGAGCAATGGTTCTACCATCGCTTGGAACTCTCTTGCTGATAGACCTGGAACATCTTCCTACGCTGCCGCAA